GGCCGCCGTCTTTCAATAGTGTAGAGGAAACATCAATAATTGACTTTTGATCAAAAAGTGAGATCTTATTGTTATTAAGTTCTGTACGTTGAGCCTTATGTGTTTGCATTTCTTCGATTGATGCATCGACTTGAGAAGTGTTTGACTTGATACCTTCGATCTCACGACGAATGACTTCGATACTTGAGTTCCAAACACGAATATCACTGTTCAGCGCAGTGATTTCAGCGTTCTTCTTTGCTATCTGAGTATTCAGTAAGTTGGCCGCTTCCATATGAGTTTCAATTGCGGCTAGTTCAGCATTAAGTTTATCTACCGCTTCAGTGAGTTCCCTTTGTTGAGACTGACGATGATCAATACGTTGAGTCTTAAACTCATCATCAATACCTTGCTTACAAGTCGGACAATTGTCATGCTCATGAAAGAAGGCAATTTCTTTTTTCAAAGAATTAATTCGACTACTAATTTTTGAATCAATATCATTAAGCTTTAACCGCTTCGATGAGAGCTTCTTTAGATCGGGCATTTCTTCAAGCATGTGAGCAACGATATCAGATACCTCACTTGCTGAAGCTTCGGCCAGAGTGATACTCGACTTGAGTTCTTCAATTAGTTTGTTTTTAGACTCAATCATCTCATCGTTGTTCGAACGAAGAGCTTTGATATGCTTTTGTGTTAACTCAATCTTTTGATCGATTAAGTCAAGCTTATACTCGTTATCTCGAATATCGGTTTTATTTTGGTTCGACTTTTCTTTCAGCAGATTATTCATCACAGAAAAGATCTGAATATCGAGTAGGTCTTCAATCACTTGTCTACGTTCACCGGCTGGCAACTGCATAAATGGAACATAGTTTGAACTGCCAAGCACAACGATTTGCTTAAACGACTTATAGTTCATTTTCAGGATTGTCTTTTCAAACATATCCTGGTACTCTTTGACTTCAGCGTTTTGATTAAACATTACACCGTTCTGATAAATTTCAAACAGCGTTGGCTTGATTCCACGACGAACAAGGTATTCTTTCTTCCCTACTGAAAACTCGACTTCAACGAGAAGATTCTTTTGAGTAATGCTATTCATCAGCTGCGGCTTATTTATGTTACGGAATGGCTTACCATAAAGAACAAAAGTAAGAGCTTCAATTAGTGTTGACTTTCCAGCACCGTTTGAGCCCATGATAAGCGTAGTCTTATGACTATTGAGGTCGAGCTCAGTAAACTGATTACCAGTACTGAGCAGGTTCATGTATCTAAGTTTTTTAAAGTAAATCATTAGCCTGCGTTATACCCATTACTATGGCCACGTTCATATCCAACATCATAAGCAGCCTGAAGCCACTTAACAACTAAGTCATATTTTGTTTGGTACGGTCGTGCATCGTTCTCGACGAGATCTTCATATAGTCTTTCGCAACGAAGAGAATAGACTTCTGATTCGTTTAGCCATTCTTCGAATGTCATATGTTTACTCCAAATTTGAAGCTTCGTGGTAAAGGTTCTTAAGGAATACATTAAGCCGTCTGGTGTCAATACCAGTGACTTGTTCAGCATACTTGGTGAGTACTGTTAGAGTATCCTCGACTCCCTCAGCGATGTCTGAGTCATCTTCTAGGTCTAGATTAAGATGATCATCAACAATCTGTAAGTCAACCACACCAATCTTTTCAATATTAGAAATAAATTGGTCGAACCAGTAAGGATTGTTTTTTGTATGTACTACTACCTTTATTATACCATTCTTAAAATTATGTACATCTTTATTCATCACCTCATCGTAATCGTTTGACGAGTCATCATAATGAATCTTATGAAACATTTTAAATGGATTTTCAACGAAAGTAAGTTCACGTGTTTCAGTATCAAGGATATGAAAGCCTTTCGTATCATTCCAATCAGACCATGTAAGTTCGTACGGCGTACCAACGTAAGTAATATTTCCGCGTGATGAACGAGTATGAAAGTGGCCAGAGTAAACATCATCAAATTTACTAAAGAGTTCAATGGAAAGACCGTGATCGCATACTGAACCACGATACATCTCAAAACCAGCAATTTCAAAGTGGCCAAGTATGATCTGAGTTGAAGTCGTATTCATGAACTCGACTACTCGGTCATAGTTTTCTGGACAGATCCAAGGGATCATGCCAATTTTAAGTCCATCAAAATCTACTTCAGCTGGCTCCATGTAAGTAGTGATGTTATCATATTCGCCAAGTAGAAGATTAATCGAGTTGACTTCGTTCGTGCTCTTATAAAACGTATCGTGATTACCAGGAAATACATGGAAGTCAATGCCGTATTCTTTAAGTTGATCAAAGAGATATGACCGACTTCTATGCAGTGACATAAAGTTAATGTATTTGCGGCGATCAAAAAGATCTCCAAGCTGAATGATTGTGTTTACGCCATTCTCTTTTAAATAAGGAAAGAAGAACTCCATGTAAAACTTTTGCATATGATCATGGAACGCAGCTGAGTCACCTCGTGCGCCAATATGAGTATCACCCAGTAAAGCTATTTTCATCGAGAGTTCTTTTTTGTCAACTCGGCAATCTTCTTTCGATTAAAATCACTAATGACTACGTCACAGCGATCGCGAATCATTGTAAGAGTTTGAACATAATTTTCACGAATATGTAAAGGATTGCTCTTATCCTGAGCAGATTCAATCATTTGTTCAACTGCAACTGGCAATGGTCTACTCATTATCTTCTCCCATAAACTTTTCTACGCCACTCTTTGGTTTTTCCTTGACTGGCTTTGGCTTTTCAAACTTATTGATCAGGTTGGCACTCTTGTCTGTATCGAGCTGCGCGTACACTACGCTAAAGTGGCCAGCATCTTCTGAGCCCATATTTACCAACGTATTATTTATTGACGAATTGACAAGTGCTTTATGCTTAATGTAAGACTGCTTTTGTTCTTTTTGTATTCGACGAAGGAATGCATAGAATATGATCTGTGTAAAGTAAGCGAAAGGATTCGTTGATTTATCTGGATTAAAGTTGTGTATGTACATCAAGCAGTTTTCAATGCCGTCGCTAATCATTTCATCTTTAAATGAGTAACTAGCAAAGTTTGGCTTAGTCGCAAGCTTCTGTGCAATGAGAAAAATACACTTGCCAATATAGTCACTAATCCTTGGCAGTTCATTTCCAGTTAGGCCATTTTGTTTTGCTTCATTGAGCGCATTAATGTAATGAAGCATTTCACCGTATAGACGCTTATTGTCAACATAATGTTGACTGCTTTTCTTTTTCATATTATAACCTCAATGTAATTTCTTTTTATCGTAAACTTTATTATATAAATTTGATAGATCTACAACGACTGAGTCATCATCCATTTCGTCGTCATTTTCAATCGTCTGAAACTCTTTATAAAATTCAATCGTCTCAGGCTTTGGCTCTACATCCATTATAACAAACTTGCGATTAAATGTAAATACCGTTTTATTGCACCACGACATATATGAAACAAATTTTAATCCGAAGTTTCCGTCTTTATCGAAGTCAAAAGATATGTTCACTGGTTCTTCGATATTAAAGTAATGGTCATTTATTGATTCAACTAATCCCATTATAGATTCACCGGTAACAAGCTTTAGGCAGATGTATTTAGCTTCTGAGTCCATATTACATTCCTTATAGTTGAATTACAATAATGTCGTAGTCAAATTTGTCGGCATCATACATCTTTACTCTTTCCTTAAAATGTTGAAGAGCATAGTTTTCGTATGACTTGTAAGATAAGTCATCAACGATATCCCAGAGGTATGCAGTTTCCTTTTGTTTATGTAGACGAAGCATACGTCCAATCGACTGAGGTACTTTTGTTTTTGACTTCTGTGGTGCTGCAGCAATCATATGGTGCAGTTTCTTAATTGAAGTTCCGGTACTCGTAGTACCGAGTGATGCTACGAGTATAGCATTTTCTTCATCTTCGATCGCTTTACGAATTCGTTCACGGTCTTTTACTCCACCGTCAATATAAAATACATTATTCGGTGATGATTCTTCAAGTACTCGAGTAAGTTCATTACCATGATCGCGTAGTCGAAAGAAGACTAACTTATTGCCATCAAGCTTAAGTGTAAGCTTTTTAATATAATTCATTCTGCTTTGATCTGTGGTAATCAAATCGATTTCAGACGCGTAGTATTTTGCAGCTCGCTGTGCTGGACCAAACGCTTTCGTAATATCGTCTCGCTTCTTCTTATTTGCCTTACATACTTCTTCTGGATACTTAAGAACAATGCATTTAATTTTAAGTTTTGATACGTAACCTTGATCCATGAGTTCCTTTGTAGTAACAGCTTGATAACGAGGACCAAATAAACCTTCAATCGTAGTTTCATTCAAAGGATTACCATCAAGTGTACCAGTCGTGCCAAAACGATATGTACAATTTACCAGTGAACTTAATATGTCAACCAGTGATTTTGCTTTTGCGCCGTGAGCTTCATCACCAACGACCATGCCAAACTGTTGATACCATTGCTTTGGCATTTTAGTTTTGCCATTATTCAGTGACTGCCAGGTCGTAATTACCATTTCAGCATCGATATCGCAGTCTTTAGATAATCCACCAATGCTTGTATGGATCTTTCCTTTATAACCGTACTCACGAAAGTCTGATTCCATCTGAGTCACAAGACCGATCGTAGGAACAATGATAAGCTTTTTATGCTGCTTATACCAACGAGACAAAACGTAGATCATAAATGACTTGCCAGATGAAGTCGGGCTAATCAGTGTTCTTTTACCAGAGATTAAGCATTTAGCAATAGAGTCAATCTGATATTCACGGT